CTATCCGCAGGCTTGGGTACTCTGGCTGGAGTATTACCAAAGAATCTCTTGAGTCTCCCACAGGATCAAGGATTATATTTAGAGGGCTGAAAGATATTCAGGCATCAGGGCAGGTCAAGGGCCTTGAGTCCTTTGACATCTTCTGGCTTGAGGAGGCATCAAGCATAAGTAGGGAATCTTTGTTGATGATCCTTCCCACCCTACGTAAGGGGGGATCAGAACTCTGGGCCTCATGGAACCCTGAGACTGAGACAGATCCCATAGATTCCATGCTATGGAACAGCAAACGTAAGGATATCTTGAGGGTAGGGCTCAAACCGGGACCTATCGACAATCCTTGGTGGACAGAAGAGCTGCAAACTGAAATGGAGGCATCCTTCCTTGAGGATCCCGACGAAGCCGAGCACATATGGAATGGGCTACCTAGGAAGCAAGGCCAAAGGTCTATCTTATCCAGGGTGAAGATTCGTGCTGCTATGGAGAGGGTTGTTGAACCAGTGGGGAAGAAGCAACTCGGCCTGGACGTTGCCAGGTTTGGTGATGATAAAACGACCTTCTATCTAAGGCATGGCTTGGCTGTTATTGATCACAAGGAGAGCTCCAAGCAGGATACCATGACTACAGCTTACCAGGCATGGGATATGGTTAATAGAAATCCTTCTATTCCTATCGTTGTTGATGATACAGGAGTTGGAGGCGGCGTTTCTGATCGCCTTGTAGAGCTAGGTGCCAAAGTGACTAGGGTTAATTTTGGAGGCGCTCCTGCTGACAAGGATAAGTTTACTTCTACAGCGGATGAGCTGTGGTTTTTATTCCCGATTGATGAAGTGAGTATACCAGATGATCCAAAGCTTATGGAGGAGCTGAGTGGTAGGCAGTTCAGCTATGATAACAAAGGCCGGCGCAAAATAGAGAGTAAAGACGATTATAAGAAGAGGAACTCCAAAAGTCCTGACCACGCCGATGGTTTGTTACTGAGCTACTACGAGGGAGCAGGTGTCGCATTCCCTGATGAGATTAGAAACCAAATGAGGGCGAGGAGGAACCGCCATTGAACATAGAACAGGTAACAGAGCTAGTAATAGACAACCTCGATGATATAATCCGAAGTGTCTACCACAGCAAGACCAGCACAAGTGTGTATATTCACACTCCTTGTGGTACGCTGTCCATCAGGGATCATTGCCCTCCTTGCAAAGTGAGGCGCAGGCTCAGGTGGATAATACAAACACCTTGCTCCAAGGGTGCAGTGTGCTCTATAATGGTGGACATGAGAGAAAAGATAGACAAAAAGCAAAATCAATGCAATACTAATATATTGAGAGGTGTATAAACATGTCAATATTTTCATGGTTCACAAGTACAAAAGAAGCTAATCCTACTAAGCAGGCGAAGCGCACTCCTAATAGGATTGATTTCACCGATGAGATGCAATGTAACGCCGAACTCACAAAAGGACTTTGGCATAATAATTACCCTGGGATGAAGCTTGCAGGTGCTCTCGCCTTCAACCCCATTGCTATACCTGTGTGGTTCATGGGATTACCCATACCTGAATCGGATAATGAATCTGACCAGGAACTGCTCACTCAGATAACAGATCAGTTTTCAAGCTTGATGAAACAGATTCACATAGAATGCCACCGGGATGGAACTGTATGGATCAATCCATTTTTCTCAAGCAAAGACAACCAACTCCACTGGGAGATCATCCCTGATTCTAGTGTGATTAATATCACTAGAGACATACAGACTAAGCGTATTGTCCAGCTTGATGTTGATGAAGAGCTTACAATAGCAACCAAGAAAGGCAAGAATGCCAACGTGCGCAGGACTAGAACCTTTACAGCTGAGAAGATCATCGAGGTATGGAGTGGTGATGTTGTAGCTGCAGAGCTGAAAAGCAAGTCATACCGAAATATCACAGGGGAGCTTCCTATCCCCTTCGCAAATAATAGCGATGCTACCGAGGTCAGGGGCCACTCAGACTATGAACGTGTGATCTATGACATGAAGGACTATCATGATATTGATTTGATGCAATCCAAAACATTGGCGAAATTCAATATCAAACTTAATCTTGAGGTTGCCGATGTTAAGACCTATCTTTCAAATAATGGATATGATTCCATATCTGATATCGACGTTGCTAATTCTGACTTGTTTATCAGCTTATACGGCAAAGAAAAGATAGGCTTAATTGAGCCAACCAACGCATATCAAGCCTACGAGTCTGCACTCAAGAGGAAGTTCCTCAAGATTGTCGAAGGTTCTGGTATCCCTGAAATATGTTGGGGCGTTAAGACAACAGGCAACCATGCATCAGCAGAAGAGCAGATGGGAATGCTGATCCAGTTCGTGCAGGATAAGAGAGAGCAACTCAATAACGTGTATACAAGATTATTCACTGCCTCCCTCAAGCTGTTAGGAATAACAGGCATGCGTACAGACCTGGGAACCATCACAGTAACCTGGGGTTCTCTTGATGAACTAAGTGCAGCAACAAAGGCAGAGGTATTCAAGAACTTCGCAGAGGGTGTATCCAAACTGGTAGAGAGCGCAGGCATGACCAAAGCCCAGCTCTATAGACTCTGGGATAATCTCTATCCAGAGGCAACAACCGAGACATTGGAAGATTTTATTGAGGAGATATCCTTCATGGCCAAGCATAAGCAGTTCAAGGATGAGAGTTATCTCAATGCTATGGATCTTGATGGATTTGATGAATGACTAAGCAAGAATATCAAACTGCATACCGAGCAACTCGTAAGTCTGCCCCTCGCCTGACGAGATCGACAATGATCGAGGTAAGGCAAGCATATAAAACAGCCACCATCCAAGTAGCCGAGCAGGTGAGGAAAGCTGAGTTGTCCGGTGTGTCTTCTATCACTATAGACTCGCTCAAGAATATCAACACGCAACTCAAAGAAGGGTCAAGGCTCGTAACAGAAGCTCTTGAGTCCAGTGTGCCTATTGGTGTTAAGAATATATCCAGCAGGATAACTGCCATTGATGAGGAATATCTTGTATCTAGCCTAAATAAAGCAAAGATTGGTCTCGACAAGGTAGTGATTAAGAATATGATGGTACAGGTAAACGAGAAGCTCTTATACAACACCACGCACAGAATATTTTCTGATGGTTATACCTTCAGCGAGCGAGTTTGGAAGATCGGTCAATCATATGATACTGATATGAGAAGAGTCCTTACCTCAGGCCTTGCCCAGGGTAGGGACCCTGTAAAGATTGCCAAGGATATGGAAGAGTATCTTGTAGGTGGGAAGAAGATCCTTGCAAAGAGATATGGCAAGCTTGAAGCTGGTACGAAAGAGTACTTCGCTAGGATACCTCAAAATGTAGACTACCGAGCACTCAGGATAGTACGCTCTGAACTCTATATGAGTCTCAAGGAAGCCGGTGTAGAATCCGGCAAAATGAATCCTGCTGCGCTTGATGCCTATGACTGGATCATGCAAGCCGGCCGTGCTGACTGGTCTTGTGCCTGCCCTGACTATGCGCATGGCTCACCGTATAAGGCTGATGATGTGCCGATACAGCCTCACGCAAATTGTGGTTGCTACCTCGTACCACGTCTCATGGACAACGATACATTTGTTGACGACCTAAAACGATGGGGAAATGGCGAGTCAGTTGAATATCTTGACGATTGGAAATTAAACTATTACGATGGGGCTTGACAAATTAACATTTTAGGAGGAAAATAAGTATATGAAGATTATTAGGCTATCAGGATACGTTGGGAGTGAAGAATTTGACAACTCAAGAGTATCTCAACTTCTCAATGAAGCGAACGGTGAGGATATAACTGTCCATCTCAACACTATGGGTGGCAATGTCTACGAAGGCGTTGAGATTTACAACCTCATAGCAAATTATACAGGTAAGACAAAAGTAATCATGGGTGGGCTAGTTGCCTCAATTGGTTCTTATATCGCCTCTGCTTTTGATGAGATAGAAGCACAGGATATTAGTATATATATGATTCACAATGCGAGTAATATCGCATATGGTGATTATCTTGTGCTTCGCAAAGAAGCTGACTCATTAGAGAGCTTGAGCAAACATATTGCAAATCGTCTATCAAAATCTAGTGGGAAATCTGTTGAGGATGTCTTGGCTCTTATGAGTGCAGAATCTTGGTACTACGGAAAAGAAATCCTAGATAATGGATTTGCTACATCATATGTTGAAACAGGCAAGGCTCAGGATAACAAGCAAAATGTTTTGACCTTTGCTAAAAATAATTTTCATGAGTCATTTAATCGAGTGGCTTTTTATTCGGGTACTCCAAAACCAAAGGAAGAGGAAAAAATTATGCCTATTACAAAAGAAGAATTGAAAAAGGAATTTACCTTTGAGCAGGTCGTAGATGCCTATGGCTCAAAAGATAAATTGATC